CTTTTAATCCATGCAACGCTTTTACTTTCGGGCTGCGAACCTTTGCGACTCGCACCGACCGAAGATCAAAAGATCGTCGCGGAAACCACTAACCAAATAGCTGAAAAGATCAGCACCGAAGGTGCGGAACCAGGCAGCCCCGAATCCCAAAAACTAATTCAGGGAACACGGACGTCACTTGCCTATATCGGAAGAGCGAAGGTGCCGCCGGACATGGAGCAATTCGAATCGTCGCTGCCAGCCGCAAAGCAACAGTCACTTGAAAGACCTGACGCATGGGACCTCGCCGACAACGCACTTGAGCTCGGCATAGGGATATGTGCCCTGCTTGGCGGAGCCTACGGCCTAAAAGGTCTTCAAGTCTTAAAGATAGCCAGGTCAAAGTCGAAGGCATTAAAAGAGATCGTCGCCGGCATCGAGGAATTCAAACGAGGCAATGCCAGCAATGACCCCGCAGGCCTGGGCGACGAGCTGGATAAAACAGAATCGCCGCAAACAAAAACTGTCGTTTCACAGTTAAAGAACAGAACTGATTTATAGGGAGTTAATATGTACTTGAGCTGTGACATTATCGCAGGACTTGACTCGCAGGCCACGCCGTTGATCGCAGTCGGAAGTCTTATCGCAATCATTGGAAGCATGATACTCTTCAACCTGCGATCATTAAAGAAATGTTTTTCGATCTTAGGCAAGAGGATGGATAAGCAGGAAAAGGATCTCGGCAATAGGATGGATAAGCAGGAAAAAGATATAAAGGAAAACACCAACAATATCACATCAATTGCCAGCAGCATGTCAGCCTGCAAGCTCGACTGCGAACGAACCTTCGTTCCAAGCGAGGCGTTCCTGCGAGAAACCGGCTTCACCAGGCGATCGCTCGACAAAGTCAGCAGCTTACTTGCTGTCTTAAGCGGCAAGTTAACAGTCATCGAGCAGCTGCCCAAGATCTGCGGTGACATATCCAGAAGCATAATTAGCGAAATGAAAAAGGAGACCAAGGATGACTAATCCTGAAGCTGCAAAAATAAAACAAATGCGTCAATTCATATTAGACACCTTGAACCGGCTGTACCCGGCACCCCTGCAGGTACAGTCACTCTATCGGGTTTTATGCGGCTTCGACGAGAACTACGAGATGTCACTGCTGCAAAAGGACATCGCTTACCTCAAAGACAAAGGCTACGTTGTGAACGTAGATGACTTACTGGGTGGATCTGTTAGTTTTAAAAAGAAATGTATCAAACTTTCAGCCACCGGCAAAGAGATCGCTGACGACATTATAAACGATCCAGCCATGGAGATTTAACTAATGGGCAAGCGAAGAACTCATAGCTCGATCGACAGGCTGCCGGCAGCCCTGCGGGAGACATTGACCTGCATGATCGTCGATGATTACTGGCCGGATGATCTTGGTGATCACTACGATGGCAAGCCTCGCTACGAAGACATTGTCGCTTATTGTAAAAGCAAGGGCCACACCGTAAGCAGCTCTGCCGTTGGAAGATTCGCCATGCAGGTAAGGACTATAACCAGGATGAAAAACGCAGGCCTTTTGGCACGCGAGACAATGGCTGGACTCACCGCCGAGAATGCACCCAAAACACAAAAGGCCGCAAGTGAAATGGCAACGGCCCTGGTCATTGAATTCATGGCATCGCACGATGAGTATTCCTCAAAGCAGCTCAAGGAAGTATGTCAGGCCATCCGGGACTGCACACAGGTTTCCATCAAGGCAGATCAATACATCCGCCAGCAGATCGAAGTAAAAATCAAGAGTGTAGATAAAAACATAAAAGCATTTGCGGCCAAGAAGGAAATTGACCCTGAAGCGCTTAAGTATATCAGAGAACAAATTTATGGGATCGTAGACTAATGGTAGCACCGGCAGTAAAACTTTATGACTTCCAAAAAAGATGGCTCCAGGACAAGAGCCGTTTCAAAGCCGGCTGCTGGGCCAGGCAAACCGGCAAAAGCTTCGGAGTGTCACTCGAGGCAGTTGACGACGCTGTAGAGACTGGCGAAGACTGGGTGTTGCTTAGTGCAGGAGAACGTCAAAGCAAAGAGATAATACAAAAATGCAAACTTCACACGGAAGCTTATTCAGTAGCAGCGTCCGAGATTGAAGAAGATTTTTTCGAAGATACAAGGACCAAGCAACTCACAATAAGCTTCCCAAACAGAGCCAGACTAATAGGCCTTCCAGCTAATCCCGACACCGCAAGAGGTTTTAGTGCAAATGTAATACTGGACGAGTTCGCATTCCACAGAGACTCCGTTGAAATATGGAAGGCACTTTTTCCGATCATATCGAGAGGTTATAAGTTAAGAGTTGTATCGACTCCCCAGGGCAAAAGCAATAAGTTCTATTCGCTCTTCACTGGTGACAATCGTTTCAGTAAGCATTTAGTCGATATTTACCAGGCCGTTAAGGACGGGGCACCGCATAACATTGAGGAACTTAAAGAGGGTATCGACGATGAAGAAGCCTGGCAGCAGGAATTTGAATGCAAGTTCCTCGACGAAGCGACCGCATTTTTGACTTACGAGTTAATTGCAAGCTGCGAGACCGAAGGTCTCTTGCAGGAAATCGACTTCGAAAACTTCGACCCATCTGTTCTTGAGTTTCCAGTCACCGGTCCGCTTTACGCTGGTGTTGACATCGGAAGAAAAAGGGACCTGACTGCCATCTGGATCATTGAGCAGATAGGGGACATTTACTGGACCAGGGCTATCATTATCCTTAGAAAACAAAAATTCAAAACACAGGAAGAGTTCCTCTGGCACGTGATCGACAAGTTAAACATATCCAGAACCTGCATCGATTCAACAGGTATCGGTGCACAACTGGCAGAAAACACTGTGACTAAATTCGGTACCCACAGAGCAGAGGCGGTTGATTTTACAAACAAAGTCAAGAACGATCTTGCGACAAGAATGCTTCGCAAATTCCAGGACAGGCAAATAAGAATACCTATATCGCAAAAACTTCGAAACGACCTGCATAGTATCAAGAAAACCACAACTGTTGCGGGAAATATTCGCTTCGATGCTGAACGAACAAAAGATGGCCACGCCGATAGGTTTTGGGGCGGGGCACTTTCATTAATGGCCACTGACGAAGGAACGATACCTCAATGTATTTTATTGTGAGATAATATGGATCATTATGATTTTGAAGAAGCCGAGGCCATGAAGGCGGGCGTCGAAAAACAATACCAGATTACGAAGTCACTCGGTCTAAGTCAGGCTTCCCAACTCTGGATTAGCGGAGAGGACATGCCAGACTCTACGCCCAGCAAACCATCCAGGCCTTACAAACAAGTCGACCTGGTCTTTGCCTGCGTAAACAAATTGATCGACGCCATTGCCGGAATACCGCCGGTCATTTCAACGGCAGGTGATAGGATAGTTGAGTCCGGACCGGTTTACGATCTGCTGCTAAGAAACCCAGCTATGAGCTGGACGAAATTTGTCACCGATACCATCGGTCATTATGCTTTAAGTCGAGATGTGTTCTTCATCTTCACAGAAACCGAAGGCGTCAGGCCCAAGGAAATTCTAATAGTCTCTGGCACACAGATGCATCCGATCACTCATAACCGCCAGGCCAGCGGTGCTCTGCTCGGCTGGGAGTTCAGGGGCACCGATGGTGAACGAACTACATTCTCACTTAACGAAGTTCATCAATGGGATAATTTCAATCCTTACGACAGGTTCCATGGATTAGGCCCAGCGACGGCAAGCAAGCTTTCAATTGACTACAGCTTTGCTGCATCGCTTTACGCTGCAAGTTCTCTGGATAATGCCGCCGAGCCTGGTGCGATGCTCTTGGCTGACGGCAAACTTGACGACGACCAGGTAAGAATGTTGCGAAACCAGTTCGACGCCAGGCATAAAGGTGCGGGCAATGCTAAAAGAACAGCCGTCCTGTCAGGTATAAAAGATGTCAAGACCGTTGCGATGACCATGGCCAATATGCAGGTAGCCAAGATCTCGCAAATGAGTGACAATAAAATATGCTCAACTTTCGGAGTCCCGCCGGCATGCGTTGGCCTGGTCACCGAGGCTCAATATTCACAGGGCCCGGCACAACGTGACTTTGTTTTCAATACTGTAATTCCATTATGCAAATTATTCGCAGGCGAACTGAATACAGGCATACTCTCCAAGCACTACAACAGCGAGCAGAGATCTGTCAAAGCTGCCGACTCCAGTTTTTATCGAGATTTGAATATTAAGCTCCACAAAAAGAAATGCTACCGCGATGCACGTTTCAAGGCCACGGCTGAAAACCAATCGCTGTTCTTGTGGTTCGATATTGACCAGCATCCTACCGTCCAGGATTATACCAGGGAAACCGCCGAAAAGGTTTTAAAGTTCACAGAAGCAGGCGTTGTCTTAAATGACATCATCAGGGCTCACGATCTTCCTTACGAAGAACATCCTCACGGAGAACATCACTGGGTAGGCATGGGACAAGTCCCAACCGATTATATTCTCGAAGCAGGCGTCGAAGGTATCACTGGACCATCGCTGCCCGAAGGCGAAGAAGAAGATGAAGATAAAAAAACTATATCAGAAAAAGATATTGATTTTATTGTCACCAAAGATGATGAAGCTCGCAAGCTTCGCATCTGGCAGGGCTGGGTCGCAAGCTGGGCCGGCATCGAGCGTGAGTTTAACGCCGCAACGAGAAGGTTCTTTTTGAACCAGCAGCGAACTCTAACAACAAAACTGAAAACCGTATTAAACCAATTCGGCGAAGGTAAGGCCGTCACCAAAGATAGTACTGATGATATCGTAGCTCGCGTCGTATTGGATCTAAAAAAAGAGAACGGCAAGATCAGAGTGATCAACATGACGTTTTTTGACAAGGCTTCGGAGCTGGGGATTCGCCAGGGTGTAAGTGAAATATCATCCATAAGCAAAGAGCAAATGGATGAACTGGTTGAAATGGTTAAACAAAAACCCTCGGTTAAGGCCAAGCTCACAATCAGCACGAGTAAGATAACAGAAATAAATAAAACCACTCAGAAGCTGGTTGCAAAACAGATACGAGAAGGTCTGGAAAAAGGCGAGGGCCTTGGTAAGTTGACAGAGCGAATTAAGCAAGCGACCGGCAAGAGCCTTGGCAGAGCGAAATCGATCGCCAGAACCCAAACCGCACAGGGCGTAGGCACCGGACGTCACGAGGGTCTCAAGGCCGCAGGCCTGGAACTAAAGAGCTGGCTCGATTCAAAGGACAAGCACGTAAGAAGTTCCCATAAGCAGGCTGCTGCAAATTACAAAGACGGTATCCCGATAGACCAGGCCTTTGAAGTGGCAGGTGAATATTTAATGTACCCTGCAGATCCTTCGGGCTCGGCTGCCAATATCATCAATTGCCGATGCGTAGAGATCGCCATCGCCGCAAAAAGTAAATCGTTCGGAATAAAGTATTACGACAAGATTAAATTCTATTCATACCAGGACATGCAAAAGGACTGGGAACTGAAAAAACAAATTAGAGAGGAAGACGAAAATGCTTAAACCAATAACCAAAGAATTACAACATATCCCTGCGTACATGTTAGACACAAAAGAAGCCGTCAATGAAGAACAGCGACGTGTTCGTTTTGTGATCAGCTCTGATAAGATCGACCGTGACTATGAAAAAATAGAAGTAAGTGCGATCGCCAGTTCCATACCAGGCTTCGCTAAAAATCCGACCGCTCTGGCCTGCCACGTGCATAGATTAGACAACGGAAGGTCTCCTGTAATTGGAAGCTGGGACACGGAATCTTTCAAGGCTCATGCTCACCACAGCGAGATGGACCTGACATTCGCCGACACCGAACTTGGCCTCGAATATTTCAAACTCTACAAAGACAAACACATGCGGGCGGTTTCCGTCGGCTTTAGGCCACTCGAATGGCATGAAGAAAACGATACCAAGCATGGCAAGTTCTGGGTGATCACAAAACTTGAGCTCTTAGAGATCAGCCCGGTCGCTGTCGGTTCTAACAGAGAGGCCCTGTCAAAGATCAAGGTCTATCAACAGCAGCAGGAACAATGCGTCGAAACAAAAGAGATTCTCGATGAAGCCATAAAAGAAATTCAGCCGTTGATCGCAGAGCAACTCAAAACAGTCGTCGAGGAATTTACGCTGGGCATCGAAGAGCATCTCGACGAAATCAAATCACTTTTGATCCCCGATCGGGACGAGCTTGCAAAGGGTCTGCTCGGAGACCTTTCAGACCAGCTCGCTCCTGCCGGTGAAAAAATAATAACCGAGCAAAACCTATTGGAAGCAGTTGAAGAAGTATTAACAAAGTTAATTAAGAATAAGGAATAAACTCATGTTAGAAACAGAACTTTTTGTAAAAATCGAAAAGATGTTGCAGGACACTACAAAGGGCCTTGCGACAAAAAAAGAATTCCTTGACGAGCTCACCGAGAGCCTTAAGGAAAAGATCGTATCGGTCGACGACTTTGCGACAATGAAATCCTCGCTTGACAACCTTGACAAAAATGTCAAGGCCTTAAAGGCCAATCGGTTCGCAGCACTCAAGACCCCTAACGGCATGTACAAGGGCGTATGGGGTGACCTGGAGACTGCAAAGACAGCTGGTATGTATTTTCTTGCCAGCCTTACCGGCAACCAAAAAGCCAAGGAATTCCTTGACAGCAGAGGCATCGAGTTAAAGCACTTCACTGAAAAATCTGACAAGGCAATGGGTGAAGATGTCAATACTACAGGCGGCATTTTGGCGCCTACGGAGATCATACCAAACCTGATCCTGCTCATTGAAAAGTATGGAGTGTTTCGTCAAAACGCACTCGAGTACCCAATGGCATCTTCTGATGCAACCGCTCCAAAGCTGTCAAGCGGCCTGACCGTTTACTGCCCAGGAGCCGGCGTTGCCCCAACACCATCCGACCCAGCATTCAGGTCCGTTGGAATGAATGCCAAAAAGTGGATGACACTAACGGCCATCGATTCAGAACTCGATGAGGATTCTGCTATCGCGGTCGGTGAACTGCTTGGGTACCTGATCGCATATGCATTCGCCAAAAAGGAAGATGAAGTAGGCTTCCTCGGTGATGGGACCAGTACTTATTTTGGGCACACGGGAATTGCAGGAGCACTGCTTGCGGTAGATGCAACCATAGCCAATATCCAGTCCTTGGTTGTTGGTGCCGGCAATGCCTATAGCGAGTTAACCCTCGCCAACCATGAGGCAGTAATTGGAACGCTTCCCGATTATGCTGATGACGGCAATGCGAAATGGTATGTCAGCCGTAAGTATTACTACACCGTAATGGTTGCTCTTGCAATGGCAGCAGGCGGAGCAAATGCAACGGAAATATTAACCGGCTCTGTATCAAAGAAAAAAACGTTCCTGAGCTATCCTGTTGATTTTACACAGGCCATGCCGAAGGTAGAAGCTAATAACCAGATAGCCGCTCTTCTTGCAAACCTGAAGCTGGGCGCATATCTCGGCGACCGCAGGAAGCTAACTATCGCTCGCTCTTCCGAAGCTTATTTCACTACCGACCAGACCGGTATCAGAGCTACCGAGCGAGTAGCTCCTACCATTCACGGTGTCGGCGACACCAGCGAAGCCGGTCCTATTTGTGGTTTGATCACTGCTGGAAGTTAGTAGCAGGCTGTAAGAATTAAAAAGGTTCTCCGTCTTTGGTTGACGGAGGCGGAGGACCTTGAACTTAAATAGTCAACAAAAAGAGTACGAACCTGAATTTATTGAGGATAAAAAAATGAATCCTATACAAAATATGAAAACCGTTTTGCTCACTCCGCCACAGTTAAAAGACAATGGCGATCTTGCAAGCAACACATACGTCGACACCGCTGGCTGGGGTCACGTAAGGTTCCTGATGATCATCGGTGCACTCGACGCAGCCCTTGGCTCAACCGGCGAAGACGCAGCTCCAAAAATAGAAGAGTGCGACACTTCTGGCGGTTCCTATACCGATGTCAGCAACGCAGCGCTTGCTGATGCTATCGGAGCAACAGAAG